ATCTCTTCTCCTGCAATCTGCAATGCTGTAAACCGCCCGTTCAACTCTTCGCCGGTATCTTGACTCATTACCTGAAAACCTTTGGATGAAGCTGACTGGGATGTTGATTCTTGCGAAATCTTGTCATATCCGGTTGCTGCGGCAAGCTCGTCACGGAGCTTCATGGCTTCGTCCACATAACCCATGTATTCATCCATCAGCTCCTTACGCTCATTATTGTCAAGCGTACCATCATCCTTCATGGCTTCACCGAATTTATCATACCATGTCCTCAGTTTGTCACTAAACTGTTCACCGATGGCATTTGACAGCATCGCCTGCATGAAATATTTGGATATGTCATTAGCAAAATCCTCCGCACTCTTCTCCATATCCATCAGACTGCTTATAAAACTGTCATACATGGAATCGAATGACATTCCGATCAGGCCCTCATAAAGACTGTCGGTCAGTTCTTCCAGTTTTCCTGCCTGCTCTATATAATCATCCAGCTTGTCGGTAACACGCTCACCGTAACCTCCCTTACCAGAAGATTCCATGATATCCCATAACCATACGTCCGACCGTAGAGCCTTCATCTGTTCGGGGGTCAGATTCCACAAGGAATCGGTGCCGGAGAAATCCTGCATGCCGGTAGCTTTTCTTGCGTGTTCCAGCATTTCATCCGTCCATTTCAGATAATGCTGCCAGCTGCCGTGGCTCTTATGATATCCGGCTTGCTCCTTTGCTATTTGCAGATAGTTTTTATTGACTTCCTCCTGATACTTTACAGCTTCCCTGTAAGATTCAACCGATTTCATTCCCTTGCTTGCCTTCATCTCGTCAGTCAGATCCTCGATGGCCGTTTGCAAAGTTCCATTCCTGTCCGTCAGCCTGTCTATCGTTTCCTGTACTTCCTTGGCGTTTCCACCTATTCCAAACAAGGAGTTGAAGCCTCCGAATGAGATTGCGTTCAGGATGTTTCCTATGCCGTTCCTCAATGACTTGCCGATTGTGACAAACAAATCCCCTGACAAGACATCACCGATAATTCCACTGACAGCGTTCAGAACAGCATCAAGCAGACCACCGACAAGATCACTTAATCCGTCTTTGAGTACGTCAATGATGGACAGAATCCATCCGACAATGGGGACCTCCTTAAGAGATTCTGACGTTTTTCCTATGACATCCTTGAATCCGTTCACGGTTTTGATAATTCCGCTATATGCGTTATACAATCCACCGGATGAAATCTGCTGCAAGCCTCCCAACAAATTTTCCATGCTTGCTTTCAGTATGGTGGCAGTATCAGTCACATTACGCTGGGCCTGATTGGCGATATCAGTCTGTGTCTTCACATTGGCGGATGCAATGTCAGCATTCTGCCGTGCTGTTTCAAGAGCGTTTGCTGCGGCTTGTTTCTCACTTTCCGTTCCGCCCTTCTGCGCTTTGGTGTAATCATCCTGTGATTTCTTTAGTCTTTCCAAAGCAGCTGTTTCAATCCCTATGGCACTGATACGATTCTGTTCTGCTATTTGATAGGCTTTTACATCCTCTCCAAGTTTCTTGAAGTTGACTCCACTTGTACCACCCAAAGACTTTTCCATCTGGCTGATGGCGTCAATCAATGATTTCTGGCTTGCCTGATCGGAGTTCTTGAACTTGTCAGTCCGTACATATTTTTTCGCTTCGTCCAAGGCGGGCTTTATCATGTCGGAAAACATGGAACCAAACTCACCGAACACAGTAACCCAATCTATATTGGCTTTTATGGCTTCTGTTTCCTTGTTCTGTATGGCAACATCACGTTGTTTCTCCAGTAACTTTACTTGTGCACTATTAACACCGTTTTCTTCCTGTGCTTTCCTTATTTTTTCCGCATACTCTTGGGCGATAGCCAATTTCTGCTGCTGGAACGTGCCATATTCTTTCAAGTAGTCGTTCAAAGCCTGTTGTTCGGCTTTCAGCTGTCCTTCAGTTACATCGGAAATATCTTTATCTCTCATACTTTCGGCATTGGTATAAGCTTCTGAAATTTTCTGTGCCTGCTTGTCGGTCAGCTTACCGTTACCGGCTTTGCTCCATTCTTCCTCCTGTTTTCTTATCGCATCAATCTGTTTCTGATAATCAAGGTCAATCTGTTTCAACTTCTTTTCCGTGCCTTCTCTCATCAGGTTGATTTCATCCTGTTGGTTCTGACGGTGAAGAGACAAGAGTTCTTCGGCAAGTTGTTCAGAGAGTTGCTCTTGCTGTTTCAATAATTTCTCTGCTTCTTCTTGACGTCTTTTCCTTTCTTCTTCACCAATCTTTGAAGAATCTTCATTCGGGTTGAATATCAAATCATTAACATCTATGTTTTGTGCTAATTCATTTTGAGATTTATTTAGCTCGTATATTTCACGTCTAAGTTTAGCAATGCCTTCATCTATTTCTTCGACCTTACCCAAAGCTGCACCAACCTTCATTTGTTGACCTGCATACATATCGGGATTCGCCTCTCTGTCTATTTTATTTCTTAATTCAATCTGTTTGTCAAGTTTTAGTTGTGCATTTTCCCTTTTAGCATATTCTTCTGTTATTTTAGCCTCATTTTCCAATATTTTTTTAGCATTCTCTGTCATTTTATCCTGTGCAGCCCTCGCACGTGCAGATGCAATAATCGAAGAAGTAAGTCTTGCATAAGCGTCAGCTGCCTTTCCCGTTAGAATTTCTTCTTCTGAAAGATTTTTGAAGAAATCAGGATATGATTTTTGTAGCTCATCAACAGCTTTTTTTCTTTCACGAATAGGCTTTGAAGCATTTTGAGTAGCTTTATATAATAATTCCAACTTTGTTATTTCGGATTGAGCATTTTGAACTCCTTTTAATTGAACGTCATTTAGTTGTTGTTGAATATCAACAAGAGGTTTCATGACATTCTTAGCATTAAACAGCCCTGCAACCCAATCCACCACCTTATCGCCATAAAGAGTAAGCAGTGTAATACCAACCGTTAATACAGTCTGCCAGCTAAACAAAGACGATACCACTTGCTTCCATACTGGAATCGCCGACTGCCCCGACTCCTTCAATAGTTTATATTCAGTTCTCGCCCGTTTAATCTCATCTGCTAAAATTGGAATATTATTCGATATAGCAGAGAAAAAAACTTTTGGACCGTAAGCCAAAGAAGGAAGTTCGCGTCCTACTTGCTGAATAGACATACTAAGCCCATTCCACTGCTTACCATAATTACCTACATTACGTTGATGATTGCCAATAGTGGTATCAAGTTCCTTTATTTTTGTATCCGCTTGTTGAATAGACGCAAGCAATTCTTTACCAAAAGGAGAATTGCGCTCTTCTTCTGTCAATTCGCGATAAGCTATCCTCATTCTTGATAAAGACTGGGATAACCCGTTCATGGAAGTAGCGGCTACATTATCAAGTTTGGCATTATTGTTCAATGCTTGTCTCACTTCTGACAAAGCAGTTTTATGTGTCAATAATGAATTGTTTAACTGTTCAAGCCGTTTTTGTTGAGCAGAAGACAAGGAAGAATAATCACCTTGTGACTTGTTGATTTTCTTAATCTCAGCATTAATCAAACGGATAGCGTTCATTTCATCTATCATTCTCTTGACATTCTCTTCTCTTGTGCCAAGAATACCGTTTATCTCGGTTCTTAGGTCATCATAAGCCTTTGCTTGCGCCCGAACACTTTCCGTTTCAGCCGTATTTGTTTGCCTTGCAGCATCTCCATTCTGTGCCGGATCAGCCGTAGGTTTAGATACAACCTCTTGTGCTTTGACAATCTTTTCGGTTGCTTTATTGATTCGACTGACAGAAAGCATAATCTTTCCTTCCGCTGCCGCAATCTTATCCACCAATGCATCGTATTGCCCCAAAAGGGAGGTTAACTGTGATTGCAAACCTTTAGCTATATCAATATCGACCTTAATATTAATACCCATCAATGCTTTTTTGACATTTTCTATCTCGTTCTTCAGTTTGCGCAACTTCTGAACATCACTGTCTACATTTGAAATAATGCCTGCCATATCTATAATTTTTTTTCTATTTGTCTACCTGCATACAAGATACCATTAGTCATAATAACTTCAAATCCTTTACTTTCGACATAGCTTGCATAAGGCTGACCGTTAGCCAAATAAAGCCCATCCTTTGATTTTTCGGAATAAATCAGAAGATTCTCTGTATTTCTTACCGCTTCGGAATGAGAACCGTCTGATTCCACCCACATATCTACTATTTTCCCATTACGGACAACACATCCCCCATTTGCATTATTCAAGTTGCCAGTCCTATTTTCATAAGTCTTGTTAATCTTCGCATTTCGGGTGGCGTCTCTCCCTATTTGAGAAAGGGTATTATAATATCTATCGTCTACACTTTCAAGTAACTCATCTAATCCAGATGTATCTCCTCTAAACTCCATTATTTTTTCATTTGTGCTAAATTCGACAAATACAAGTTATCCAGCAATATTTCAAGTATTTGATATGCGACAACGGAATAATTGTCGTGAAATAATTGGAAATGATTGATTTTTGAGATATTTTTGCAAACGTTTAAGTTAATAAATGTACTGTCATGAAAAATACACTGCTTCTGATATTGTCAATATTTGCTTTTTCAAGTTGCAATAAGTCATATAAATATGTGGAAACGGTTAAAGAAAAGTCATTATTCAGCAACTCTTACAATGAGAAGGAGGAGGAACCTAAGACGATAAGCTCAAAGAATGATTCCCTTGCGTATTTAGAAGCATATCAAAAATTTTGCATTTCTCAAAAAGTTTATAAAGATATGACTAATCAAGGAATAGAGTTTGTTAATATTCCGATAAAATTCTCACTGTACAACTCAAACGGTGAAAAAGTAAATCCGTATATAAACCAATCAACCCTTGACAATATAAAAAATAATGTTATGTCTTTAGATGATAACATTGGAAAAACAATATCGGACATAAAAAAAGAAAAACAAAATCCTATTGATTCTATAACAGTAAAAAAAATATCCTCTTTATTTACATTTAACAAGGACGAATTTGACCCACGTGAACTAACATGGATTAAACCAAAATCTGCTCCCCAATATACCAACCAGAATGGAATATATTGTTATTTTATGAAAGATATTGATGGGGTATCAAACTTTAGACTCAGAATACAATATTATTCTGACGATTGGTTATTCATTCGCAAATATCAATTTTCTATTGACAATAAAGCTTATGAATTTATCCCCAATAATGTAGAAACTGATTCAGGTAATGGAGGATATATATGGGAATGGTGTGATGAAAATATCCATTCCAATAATGACATTGAATTAATAAAGGCACTTTCTAATGCTAAAACTGCAAAAATAAAATTTATTGGAAGGCAATATCACGATATAAAAACCATATCACAAAAACAGATTAAAGGAATAAAAGATGCCGTAAACTTATATCTCGCAATGGGAGGGAGTTTGTAATATTCATATTAAGCGCACCCCAACCTAATGAGGTGCGCATTATTATTTAAGCAGCATCTTTACCTAAGAACTTTTCTACGAAGTAAATTTGCCCCTTACCAGTCACTTTGGTAGTAGTAGTGACCAATACAGAGCCGTCCGGCTTGGTGATGGTGGTTTTCTTCAATTCAAAAAGCCCCAATTTCATAGCTTTCTGCGTCGGCTGATTGTAGTAGTCACCCTTTTGACAAAGATAACCATTCTCGCGCATCCAGCTAAACAAACGGTTCTGACCGATATTCACCCCATTTTGTTGTAATATTTTAGCCAGTTCAGCAATTAAACAAGAGCGATGTGAAGTTGAGACAGCATCAGCAAAAAGGACTTTAGGTGCATCTTTCTGAATCTTCTGTTCGGCTTCGATACGCTTCTGTTTTTCTTCTTTTAAGTTGATTGCAAGCTGAATCAGAAAATCGGGTGAGGTCAAAGCTTTTTCAAGTGTATCGCTGGTCATGTATGCACCATGTTTGCGGATTGAGGGCAAAACTTCGCTTGTAACCCATTTGCGAAACGGTTTTGCCTTTTCGCTGTCACTGCGAATTATCACATCATATAAACCGCTTTCGGTTATAAATGTAACTTGTTGATTTCTACCTAACGAATCTATGGTGTCCATTTGGCGGACATCATCTTCTTCAAGCCTTGACCTGACATTTCTTGCGTTAGCAATGCCTATAACACCGCACACATCTGCCAAACAAAACAAAGGCTCATTACTCTCATTCATCGCGATTCTTACTTTTCCGAACTGCTCATTTTGGAAAATCTGAATATTATTCATACTTTTACACAGTTTAAAAAATTAGACCCCACCAAAGGCAAGCTCCTCACTTCTTACCAATGGCGGGGTTATATTTTTCAGCCGTGAGGATAGCTGCGTTGTTTCTGTTTGCAAACTTATTATATAATCGTGTAAGAGAGAGATTTTCACTTTACCATAACACGACAATCGTTTCATTGTCGTAAAGTTTTTGGCGGTGGTCTGATTTTTATCTGTTTCATAATCATTTAGTCAATACCTTGTCTATCAATCCACGAAGTTCTTTCAGTTCTTCTTCGGTCAATCCATACACATTACCCAATGCTGAAGGTTTTTCAATCTTTAAACCGTACTTTACCCCCCCTGCTGTTTCTCTTTGGGTAAAATGGCGATAGCAAATCGTTTACTCATTTTCTTGTTGTTTTTGATTTATAACTATGTTTTTAATCTCTCATTTGGTAGCAATTATTGGCGGTGGTCTTGTTTTGAAGTTCATAATCGTATTTATATGCTTGGATATATTCTAAATCCCTCTACCAGTTTCCCTTCAAAATCAGAAATCAGCTTGCGTATCTGCTTGTTTTGATTATCAGCGTTTATATAGTGTCCTGCCAAATAATAACTTTCTACATAGGCATTGCTTATTTGGGCAAATATATTGCGCAATCTTTCTTGGAAAGGCAATTTGTCGCAATCATATACGCCTGCCTGTATCTCACCATAAATACCAAATCCGACTCCATTCTCTCTTCTTATTTTTGCTGCTGTTTCTTTCAACCGTTTATTGAAACAATTCAGTTCGGATTTGAATATCTTTTCAGCATACTTGGTGCAATCATTCTTGCGGAGCATTTCTTCCATTTCGTTAAAGGCGTTAATGTACGCTTCTTTGAATTGTGCAGCCACCCTGCCAGTGAACCCCATAGCCAAAAAGGTGAACCCATCACGAGTTAAATAGTACATGGGTCTTTTTTCACCTTTTTTATCGACATATTCAACGGGCGCAAAATTGCGCTGGTTAAATAACTCACTACAATCCAATGATTTAATAGCCCTTAATACATCTTTATGTGCTTTGCCAAAATACTTGGCAACCACCAATGAAGAGGTTACCGCTTGTCCATCTCTTACTTCAATCAAATCAATTTCACATGAAGAAGAATTTTCCATTTTAATAATTTCTGTTCTCATATTCGTTCCTATCTTATGTGTTTATACTATCTTTACAACTAAATTCATAATGCGCATAATCGCATTATGTGTTTATACTATTTTGAGCGCATTGCCTGTGAAGATGGTGCGCTCTTTGCTTACCACTGTTTTACCTGTTCTTTCAATTCATCATATTTGCCGTTCATCAGCATTTCAACTTCACGATGAAAGTTTATATCAGTCAAGCGAAACTCTATCAAAGCACACTTGTACGCATCACCTTTCTTATGATTGTTAATAAGGCGCATCATCTGTTTGCTATCCAAGCCGTAACCGTTTTTGCGATTAAGATTCACAGCTCTTCTTTTATCGCTTTCTCTTAGTTCTATTGTTTCCATAATCTTTATATTTTGAGTTATTTATTCATTTCTACTTTGCTCTGACTTTAATCACCACAATATTGAGAACCCATATACCCACGGCTATTTGAATTGTAGCAGTCAGACCAAGTAATCTTACTATCATTGTAAGATGTACGCTCTACCGGCTTCTGGTTGGCTAACATAGCCTTGATCTTAACTTCTCTTTCTTCTGCAAACTTGATAGCGTCTTTCGCCCAACGCCAAGCGAGTTTCAGGCATTCGCCAAAAGTTCTGCCCATTCTTGAACGGCTATTGTAGAAGCGGTGAGCGTCTTTCATTATTTGAGATAAGTTGTAGCGTTTCATATATCTATCATTTTATAACCACGATGCAAATGTAAACCGTTCACTTTAAATAATCAAACAAAATAGAAATATTTCGCTTTACATTAACTCAATTTAAGAATAGCTATCGCTTTACATATTTAAAAGTATGTATATTTGCACAAAATATAATTTAGAATAGTTATGGCTTTACGAATAAAAGAAGTTATAAAAGAGCAAGGAACAACTGTTCAAGAGCTTGCTGATAAGATGGGAATATCCAGAGTAGGATTAAGTCAACACATAAATGGCAATCCTTCAGTAGAAGTATTAGAACGAATAGCATCTGCTTTGAATGTTCAAGTTTCAGACCTTTTTGAAAAATCTTCCGATGAAGTAGTCGGAGCTGTCCGGATTGGAGACAATACCCATGTAATCAATAGCAAGGAGGATATTAAGAAGTTAGCGGAAAATTTATAAACAAATAAATATAGGAGGTAATAATATGAATAGAGACAAGCTACAAGGTATATTCAACTATCTAAATGAAAAGTATAATGAGTATCATTTCGCAAATAATAATCAAAAGAAAATTATTGAGAATCAAGTTAGAACATATGCACAAAACTTAGATAAAGAACTATACCTCACCTTAAATGAAGGTAGTGCAAGTGGATTATTTCGACATGGATCCGTTGAAACCGACCTTACACAATCTTTGAAAATTTTAAAAAGTATGATAGAAGGATAGAAATATGGCTACAATATATTATGATGGTAAAAATTTCCTATCTGGAAGATTAACCAAAGAAAATTTGAGTGGATTCAATCAAATATGCTGCAATCCACCACAAAAAATGAGTGCAAATGTAATTGCAAACATGGCCTTATCTTATATAAGACGTTTTCTACCAAACGTACAAAATGTATTTGTAACTGGAAGAACAGCAAGCCAAGTAGATACAAGCATGGTACAATTTAAAGTAACATTCAAAGAATCATAAAAGCCGGATTACTCCGGCTTTTATGTTACCCAGCAACAAGTCCTTTTGAGCCTTGTCTTACTTTTGCTGAAACTTTGCGGTCGTAATATTTCATACTACCACCATCCATTAACCCTTTAGAACGTGTAAATGCAACCATTCGATTAGCTACATTCCCATAAGCGTTCTCCATTCTTGCTCTTTGTGACCCGTTCATCGGATAGGTAGAAAATATCCGCCTACGTTGATTGTCAAGGTCTCTCAAACTTTTTCTTCTTTTGACTCAGCTTTAAATTTTAAAAGTCAAACAAATATACAATAAGCCTCTGATAATTTTGACATATCTATTTCTTTTTCCTACGATTAGCCAATTCCTTACCACTGATTCTATTCACCTTCTGACCACCATATACTGCGCGTAATTTATCCCGTTGCATCATCAGCAGATTCCGATAAGGGATAATCTCAAACACTTCTGTATAACTCAGATGCAGCGTGTCAATCAAATGGGCTATCTGCCCGA